ATACTTATAATTATATAATTTGAAAGAAATCCTAGTTTTAGATTTCTAAGAAAAAGTAAAACTCTGGCAATCCCAGACTTCCAAAAAACAAAAGATGATACTTAAACTAGAATGATATAAAAATAATTGTTTCTAATATTTTGAACTATCTTTTGTGCCCACAATTAGAACAGAAGTTTGCTCCTTCCAAAAAAGCAGTCCCGCATTGGCTACAAAATTTAGCTAAGCCTGTTTCTCCTTTGAGGTCAGTTTGATGTTGATTAACATCTTTGTCAAATGAATTCCTATCTTCAATATGATCTACCAAGTTGCTCAATTTAGCTCCCAAGGAAAGTCCCATAGCTATTTCCACGCCTGCTCCCATTAGATTTCCTGCAGAATCATTATTTTTTGCTGCCTCTTCTAAAAGATCAAATTGTCTCTCTTCTTGATAAGTATACTCTTCAATATCTCGACCAGCCTGCTTGCTTTTGGCTTCCAAAATTTGCTTGTGGAATTTAAAGATTTCTCTATATCCATTGCTATTCTGATTTACCTTTAAAGCCTCAATGTTAAATTCCTCAATACTAATTCCATATTTAGAAAAATGGCTGGATAAAATAGCTGACAAAGCAACAGACATATCAAAACTGTGCATCTCAATATCAAGAATTGGAATCTTATGGTTGTATATTACTTGTGAAATAGCTGAACTAATCAACCCACTAACAGTTTGTCTAAACCGTTTTTGTAAAATAGGAGCTGTTATAATATCGGGGTGACTTGGCATAAATTCTAATATAAAAGCTTCCAAGTCTACAATTCGAGGAATGAAATTCCCATGTATTTTCAATTCTACAGGAATATCACTTTCTGGATCTCGAACCATTATAGGAGAAGAAGTTCCCCATCCAATCGGTTGTAAATCATACATATTCACAAACCACAAAAACAATGAGTCAGACGAAATACCTCCACTTAGAAAGTTTTTTATTCCTGAAACTACTTGAATATCATATCCTTCAATCTTATGTTTACCAGCATCATAAGTAGTTACTGCTCTTCCATTTGAAAACAATACAGCACACTGACCAGGGTTTACAATTACAGTTGCTCCTATCTTGATATTCGTTTTAGGATGTCTCCAAGCAAGTATATTCCTTGTATCTTCATCTTCATAACGAATAACATCAAACAAATTTAATGCCATCTTTTCTCCTCCAAAATGAAAACTATAAATTATAAGATTAATCTTCCATACCTATATTACTATTATATAACCCATTTATTGAAAAGGCAACTCATACTTATAAATTATTATCTTTGGAGCAATCCCCTATATAAAACAAGAAAAACCGCTAGTCCTAAGAATAGCGGTTTTTCTTGTTTTTAAGCTACTAATGTAGTCGCTCTATTATTTAAGAGTAACTGAAAGACACTACATAAATAAGAATACATAAGCCAGAAAAGGCTTGAAATAAGCGTTTATAAGAGGTGACTTACACTTATTTTTTACCATAAAAATACAAAAGTTTGCACCTTATGCCCCATTTGTGCCCCATGTTTTTTTAAAAAAACTTCATCAAAACTATTGATTTTATCGGTATACCGTGATATAATATAATCAAGATAAGGAAAGGGGGTGATGAAATTGAACAAAGAAGATTGGCTCAGATTACTTGAAAAGGCAATAGACAATATTCCTGAAACAGTAACTGCTATCGCAAGTCTAGTGACCGCAATAACGGTCGCAAGGCAAAACAAAAAGCGTAAACCCGAATCCCGCAAAAGAAAAGGTAAACGCTAAGAGGTGGGGGCGAAAGCCCCTCACACCTCTATTTTATCAAATGAAAAGAGGAAAAGCAATGGTTAGTGCAATAGCTATTTTTATAATTGCAGTCAATGTATATATTTATCTAAAGAATAAAAAGGACAAATAAGTATGAGAAAAATTATTCAAGAATTATTAGACAGCCCGATGTCTACATCTGCTATTTCGCAAGGCGCTGGAATTCCTTGGACTACTGTTTCTGACCTCAGAAAAGGAAAAACAAGCATGGACAAAATGGCGCTTCTAACGGCAGAAAAGCTCTATGAATTTGCTACAGCTGATAAGCAGTGATTTCGGTCACTGCTTTTATTATTGCAAACAAAAAACCGCAAGCCTGAGCCTGCGGTGAAAGAACATTTTAGAAAGTTTCCTTTCGTTTTATTTTGTAGTAATGAGCCCGTTAGGCTCAACAGTAAACTCTGGCTTATCTGCCATGCT